ACACCTTCTTGATATCCTTAACTGCGATGATTCTATGATATGGGATAATGCAGATAGATGCGGAGTAGAAATTATTGAAGTACCAACAGATAAAACAGAAGAGAAATGAAACAGACCGCAGTAGAGTGGCAACACATTGAGTTATCAAAATTTCTTTATGGAAAATCAGAATTTACAGACGCAAATGATATTCTAATTAAAGCCAAAGAGATGGAGAAGGAGCAGATGATTGATTGGTATGCTACGGGGCAGGCAGATACAGTAAATATGTATGAGCAACACCTCAAAAAACCTTCTAACACCAACGAGTAATGAGAGAGCAATTTGTTCGGATAGCAATGGCTCGCCTACGCAGCATCTATCCATTCAAACCCCAACGCCAAGCAGTCGCAGCTCGTATGTGGGTGCAGTATCTTGAACGCTACGCTAAACGTGAGTGGGAGCGTAACGAGGAAGAAATGAACAAACGTATGGACATCATCGGGCAGAACGGCAACACAGGAGAACACTATGAGTAGACCTTTTGTATTAGCCTTCCACAAGAAGAATTCGGGGGTAAGCTATCACCGTGTATTTGCCCCTCTGATCTGCCATCAGGAGGCTGACATCTACTTCATCGAGAAGATTACCGACCTCGATCCGGAGGTATGGCCTAACGTAACGCACATATTTGCAAGCCGTACCTTTCCCGTTGATCCGTTTGATGACTTCATCACCCTCTGCAAAAGAGAAGGAATCAAGCTAATCTTGGATCAAGACGATTGGTGGGTGCTACCTCCCGCCCATCCCCTTCGTGGACTTTATGTCGACAAGGTGAAGGAGCGCATCGTCAAGTCAATCAAAGTAGCTGACGAGGTATGGGTCACCAACAAGCACCTTGCTTCAAAGGTCAGAAAGTACAACACCAACATCCGAGTCATCCCCAACGCCATCAGCGTACCCACTTGGCAGATAAACCGAGAGCCATCAGAGAAGGTTCGATTTGGCTACATCGGAGGCAACCACCACCAAGCGGACATCCGTGAATCAACAATCGACCTGACCGGATATGAATCATTCGTTGCAAACGTAGACAACTACCCAACGATGATGAAGGCGAACCACACACTCAACACCTTCCCACCAAACTCATACCATCGTTTGTACGACTTCTTTGACGTGAGCCTTGTGCCACTATCAACAAGCGAATTCGCAAAGTGCAAATCGCATCTGAAGATGCTTGAGGCAGGATTTAGCAAGTGCGCTCTGATCGTGAGCAACACGCACCCCTACACCCCATACATCACCAAAGACAACTGCATTGCCATCAACCACCCAAGCGAATGGGCAGGAGCAATCAAGAGGCTAAACGAAAACCCCAACCAAGTCCAAGATATAGCGGATTCGTTACACGACTACGTGCAAGAATTCACGATGGACAAAATAAACCAACTGCGATGCTTTACATTGTGACCCCCTGCTCACGCCCCCGCAACCTAAAGCGGATGAAACAGTACATCCCCGATTGGGCAACGTGGGTCGTGATGATGGACGCAAATTGCGACTTCAAGGAAGCAACAGGCGCAAACGTCACCCACTACTCTACCAAGACGGGACATTGGGGCAACCCCCTACGCAACGAGTTCCTTGACCTGTACCAAGACCAATTCACTCAAGAGGATTGGGTGTACTTCTTGGACGATGACAATATCATCCATCCCAAGTTCAACGAGGAGTGGAGCAACCTACACAACCTCGATTCTACAATCGTAACGTGGGGACAGGAGGGAAGGCTACGCCCTACCGACCAACCAAAAGTCGGGAACATAGACACCGCATCCTTTATGTTCAAACCTTACCACGTGCCCAAGCTCCGATTCGCTAACATCTACGAAGCCGATGGACAGTTTGCTGCTGCATTAGCAGCTCAAGGAACGCTGATCTGCGTGGATGCCTATCTTTGCTACTATAACGCCCTGCGATGAAAACACACAAACAAATTGACGGGTGGTTCAACCACCAAGCAGCATACGACTTCTTAATCTCCAAAGTACCGGAGGGAGGGTCATTCGTAGAACTCGGTGCGTGGCTCGGAAAGTCATCTGCCTATTTATGTGATAACGCTCACGGAATAGATGTCACAATCGTGGACACTTGGAAGGGATCACCAAACGAACTCACCACCACCCACAAGCTCGCAACGGAAGTAGACATCTACGACCTGTTCGTTGAGAATATGGGAGACCGCAAGTACAAGGCCATCAGAGCAACATCCAAAGCAGCAGCACGGAAGTTCAAAGCCGAATCACTTGACGTGGTGTTCATCGACCTAACCCATACCTACGAGGCAGTCAAAGAGGATATTCAGCTATGGCTTCCCAAAGTAAAGAAGGGAGGCTACATAGCAGGAGACGACTATCACGAAAATTGGCAAGGCGTAATTCAAGCAGTAGACGAGCTACTCCCGCACGCCACGTTCATTGACGACTGTTGGATCTACCAAAAGTGAAGAACCACACAAAGGTCTACCTGAAAGGGATGGGCTACGATACAACCGATTGGATCCCTTGCGAGGTATGCCAAGCACAGGCCGTAGACATCCACCACATTGAGGCTCGTGGTATGGGAGGCAGCAAAGAGGCGGACACCATCGACAACCTGATGGGGCTATGCCGCAAATGCCACAACGCATTCGGGGACAAGACCAAACACAAGGAGATGCTGAAGGCAGTTCACAACCACCACTTGTCAAAGCGGGTTATTTAGAATGAGTCCCGATAAGTACGGACAAAAACGGATATGAAAGACGATAAAGGAAGATTCACCGCAGGCAACACAGGCCGCCCTGCGGGAACACCCAACAAAACGACCAACAAAATACGTGAGGCATTCCAAAACCTCATTGAAGCCAACCTTGACAATATGACCCTATGGCTCACGCAGGTAGCTGCTGATGACCCGAAGGGCGCACTTGACCTGCTGAACAAGATGGCGGAGTACACGACACCCAAGCTCGCACGGGTGGAGAACTCCCACGAAGCAGCAGATGAACTCACCCAAATCAAAGTAGAGATTGTCCGTTCTGCAAGTAAAGACGAGTGAACTCTTTGAGAAGAACTACACCGCACCCACACGGATAGTAGTCAATCAAGGAGGCTCACGTTCCGGAAAGACCTACTCCATCTTGCAGATGCTGATCGTGATCGCAATGCAAGAGAAGGGGAAGGTTTTTTCTATTGTGCGTAAGTCGCTCCCATCACTCAAGATGACCGCCTACCGTGACTTCTTTGAGATCCTCAACAAACTTGAGTTGTACGATGAGTCACGCCATAACAAGAGCGACTACACCTACACCCTCAACGGCAACCTCTTTGAGTTCATCAGCCTTGACCAACCGCAGAAGAAACGAGGAGCAAGACGTGACTACCTATTCTGCAACGAGGCCAACGAACTTTCTTGGGAGGACTTCTTTCAGCTCTTGGTTCGTACCACAGGCAAGATATGGATTGACTACAACCCATCTGATGCGTTCCATTGGATCTATGACCGTTTGCTGACCCGTGACGATGTAACGTATATACAAAGTACATACAAGGACAACCCTTTTCTTGATGCCTCCATCGTGGCGGAGATTGAACGCCTCGCAACAACCGATGAGGACTATTGGCGCATCTACGGCTTGGGTGAGCGTGGTATGAGCCGAGCTACCATCTTTCAGTTCGGCACCAACGACATACCTGCTGATGCAACCTTGCTCGCCTATGGAATGGACTTCGGGTACACGAACGACCCAACGGCACTTGTGGCGGTGTACAAATCAGGAGACAACCTCTACCTTGACGAGCTGATCTACCGCACCGGACTCACCAACCCCGACATCAGCAACCACCTCAAGAGCCTGAACCTCGACCGCAGGTCAGAGATTTTCGCTGACTCTGCTGAACCCAAATCCATCGAGGAGCTACATCGTATGGGATGGAACATAAAACCCACGCAGAAGGGCGCAGATAGCGTCATAGTGGGTATTGATGTGCTGAAGCGTCACAAGATATTTGCAACACCACGAAGCACCAACCTAATCAAGGAGCTTCAGAACTACAAATGGGTGGAGGACAAGAACTCCAACCTGCTCAACAAACCCATTGACGCATTCAACCACGCCATCGATGCGGTGAGGTACGCCACCTACAACAAGCTCTCGAAGCCCAACTACGGACGCTATGCCATACGTTAAATTCAAAAGGTTATTTTATTGATGAAGCTCATTGTTCCAAATCAGATGAACGAGATCCGCCTGTCGGACTACCAACGCTTTGTGCGCTTGGAAGGTGACGAGGAGTTTCTATCACGCAAAGCCCTTGAGATCTTCTGCAACCTGTCGATGGACGTCATCCTTCAGATGAAGGCATCCTCGCTCAACAAGATCAATGCGGTGCTGATGAAGGCGTTTTCGGAACGCCCACCTCTGAAGCAACGCTTCTTCATCGACAAGCAAGAGTTCGGGTTCATCCCATCGCTTGAGGAGATCACCGTTGGTGAACTCAATGACATCGACACCTACATCTCGGATTGGTCGCAGATGCACCGTGCAATGGCGGTGATGTTCCGTCCTGTGACCGCAACATTCGGTAGCCGATACGAGATAGAAAAATACGAGGGGTCAGAGAAGTACGCAGACAAGATGAAAGACGTACCCCTTGACATTGCGATTGGTGCGATGCTTTTTTTTTGGACTTTAGGAAACGATTTATCGATCGCTTCCCTGAAATCTTTGGGAATGGAGCAGGAGATGAATTTAGTCCCGCTGCACAATTTTCTCAAAAATGGTCTTGGGTCACCATCTACTATCAGCTCTCTAATGGAGACCCCCTCAAGTTCGGTCAAGTAGCAGAGATGTCAGCATCATTCGCATTCACCTACCTCACCTTTGAAAAAGAGCGCATAGAAACGGAGAACAAGATCCTCCAAAAACAACTGAAAAAATGAGACAATTCTACGACATCACCACCAAGCTCAAGGACACCCTTGAAGCCAATAGCCAAGTCAACGTAGTGACTACGGGTGACGTTTATGACGTTGACCTCAACAAGCAGACAATCTTCCCATTGTCGCACATTATGGTGAACCAAGCTACGTTCGAAGGTCAGGTGGTGCGTATGAGCATCAGCCTCATTTGTATGGACGTGGTGGATGAGACAAAAGAGAACCCACGTGCGCAGGCGGAGCCGTTCTACGGAACGAGCAACGTGCAAGACATCCTCAACACGCAGCTTGCAGTCATCAACGATGTGGTAGAGGAGCTTCGCAGAGGGCAGTTGTACTCCGACCTGTATCAGTTGGACGGCAACCCTACGTGCCTTCCGTTCACGGAGCGTTTCGAGAACCTGCTTGCGGGGTGGACTGCCACCTTCGATGTGCTGCTCTCTAACACCGAAATCTCTATCTGCTAATGCAACTCCGGCAGGATCTTGTCCGAGCAAGCCTTGAGAAGTTTGCCAATGGCGTAGTCGAGCAGGCGAAGGCTAACCTTGCCCGTGAGAACAAGAACGTCACAGGCAACCTTGCCAATTCACTTCAGTACTACATTGAGGTGAACCCCAACTCAATCGCCCTGCAATGGAAGATGGACGAGCTTGCTCCCTATTGGAAGTTTCAGGACTACGGTGTCAAGGGCAAGACGTCATCCAACAAAGCCCCCAACAGTCCATTCCGATTCGGAACAGGGAGCAGCGGTATGCGTGGCGGCTTGACCCGTGCTATCAACCAATGGGTGCGTACACGGAGATTCCAATTCCAAAGCCGTGAGGAGGGCAAGAAGGGTCAGTTCTTGAGCTACGATGCGACCGCATTCCTGATCACCCGAAGCATCTACAACAAGGGCATCAAAACAACGAGCTTCTTCACCAAGCCGTTCCAATTACAATTCGAGCAGCTTCCCAACGAAATTGCGCAAGCCTATGCGCTTGAGGTGGCTGACTTCCTACGATTCACGTTGCAACAACCAAGACAATGAGTACACCTGTCATAGCCACCCCAAGCAGCCTCGCAATGGCGAGAAGCCCGCAGTTCATCACGGCAAAGAACAACGCCCTCGCCAATGATACATTGAACGAGATGACTTTGAATCTTGCTATCTACACGGGAACCAAAGCAGCATCCGCCACCAACAACTACAACCTATCAAAGGGCTACTCAATCAACGAGGTCATCAACTTTGAGGTGAGTGACTTGGTACGCTCGGAGTTCTATCACGACTTCAGCATTTGGAATGACATCGGCTACACGCAGAGTCCACAGGGTGAATGCCTATGGGTGCGTCCACAAGGCACGTGGACATTCTCCAACAACGGAGCAGCAGCAACTACTGCCACGTGGAGTTCCGGCACGACCTACGCTTACATCACTACTGATGGATGGGCAACGATGACGAACATCACACCGACTTCGGTGAGTCAGCCTGTACTTGCGACAAGCCGTGACCGCCAATGCTTGGTAACGAATTCAGAGGTGCTTGCCATCAACAATAGTGTGGCAAACGACTTGGGCTTCATTACCATCACTTGGGAAAGCGGTGATTCGGATGACTTCTACGTTTCTTCAGTTAGCACCTCTCCTCCCGACCCTACAAGCACCAACACGCAAGATCTCGTAATCTATGCAGGCGTAGGCCCCGCCAACCTTCAGGCTAATTCATACCTGCCTTCAGATCTGCGTCCAAGCAATCAACCGAACGGTGGTGTTGGAAGTTGGTACGATGTTATCTTAAAAGACACGGGAGGCGATCCTATCGCAACGGTACGATACTACCTCATCTGCGAGCCGAAGTACACCCCCTATCAAATCGCATTCATCAACCGATTCGGTGTTGCTGACTTCATCACGTTCTTCAAGCGCAGCGATGAGACGGGTACGTTCACGCAGGACTCGTACCAAAAGAGCATCTACAATGACGGCTTCACTACGCCATCACTTGAGGTGGGCAAGTACAACTCGTTCAATGTAAACTCACGCAACTCACTACGCCTGAACACGGGCTTCGTGGATCAGAACTACGATGAGACCATCAAGGACATTTTGATGAGTGAGTACGTTGCGGTGTTGGACGGCAGCAATTGGGTCAGCGTTGTGCCTGATCGTGGCAGCATCGAATACCAAAAAAGCGTCAACCAAAAGCTCATCAACTACACGATGACGTTCACCTATGCCTTTGACGAACGCAGCTTGGTACGATGAACAAGGTAGACCTATACGTCAACGACTTTCGACTTGACCTGTTTGATGACGAGGAGATCAGCATCAACCTGTCGGTGCAGAATGTGCAGGACATCAGCAAGGTGTTCACGGACTTCACGCAAGGCTTCACGGTTCCTGCTACGCCCCGCAACAACGAGATCCTTCAGCACTACTACAATTGGAACATCACAGGCTCGAAGGTAACCACCGAGACCGCAGGTAGTCCGGTATGGAATAGCATCGGCATCACGTGGAATAGTTGGGCTACCGCTTGGAACGCAGGTGCGTCAAGCACAAGTGTGACCAACACCTTTGACGGACGCTTGCGTCAGCCCGCAAGAATCGAGATCAACTCATTGCCATTCCGTACAGGGGTAATTGAGATTGAGAACGTACAACTCAAAGGCACGGAGCCATACGCCTACACACTCACGTTCTATGGGGAGTTGGTAAACCTCACCGACCTATTCGGTGACGACTACCTGTACGACCTAAACTTCAGCGCATACGACCACGAATACACCGATGACGAGGTGCGTATTCGCTTCATCGCAGATACTGACGAAAACTTCTTCTATCCGCTGATGAGTCCCGTGAAGAATTGGTACTACGATTCAGATGCGGGTGACGTAGGAGATAGCAACATTGCTGACAACGCAAGAGGCGTACACGGGATCCATTGGTACGAGCTAAAGCCTGCAATCAAGGTCAAGGCGGTTTTGGATGCTATTGAAACAAAATACGGCATCAACTTCACGGGTGACTTCCTGACATCAGTTCCGTTTGTTGACCTCTCGCTATGGCTACACCGAGCAGAAGGCTATCTATTCTCAAGCGGAAACGACATCGCTTGGACGCTGATTGACTTCACCCGCAACACGGGCATCGGAAGCGACTTCAACCTTGCTACCGAAACGTGGACAAGCCCTGCGGATAACGACTACCAATTCGTGGTAACAATGGCGAGTTGCACGGAGGCATACGAGCTTGGTATTTTCTTCAATGGGCAATTGCAGGCAGCAGCACTTGTAGATGCTCACGGAACAAGTGTGCAGCGCAGCTTTGATTTGTATGTTCCTTTTGGCTCTGATGTGCAGCTTGCTATCCGACCACAGGCGACCAATACAATCACGTTCCTTCCTACCGATTATAGCTGCGACACCCTCGACCGAGAAACGGGACTACCCATCGCAAACGAATTCTCCGTTGACCGCACCACTTCGCAGACCGTCAGCTTCAGATTGATTGTCTCTGACCTGATGCCTGAAATGCGAGTGACGGACTTCCTGTCCGGAATTATGAAGATGCACAATCTTGTATTGGTTCCGCAGAGCGATGGCAGCTTCTTGCTTCAGCCCTTGAGCGAATGGTATGCAGATGGCACAAATCAGGACTATCAAACCTACTTCGACATCACGGAGTACTCGGTGAACCGTCCGCCCATCTATCGTGACATTGAGTTCAAGTACCAACCAACGGATCAGATACTCGGATTCCAATATCAGCAGACCAACTCGGTAGGCTTCGGAGACCTTCGAGCAACATTCACCTTTGACGCAGAGAACTTCACAATTGACATTCCGTTTGAGTGTCCTTTGTTTGAGCGTCTGACTGACCAAAGAGAAGGCACCCTCACAACGGTACTCGTGTACAAGAGCATCACCACGGAGGCAAACGATGACGGAACCCTGAATCCGTATGTTGGTGCGCCTGTTTTATTCTACGGATATTTTGATGCCGACTTCTCGTTCTTTGATGAGCCGATTATGTGGGTAGATTCTGATGGAACGACCACTCGAACCATTACCAATTGTTGGTATGCCAACGTATCAAACCGCTACGACCAAACGCTCTTTCAGGCGAATAGTATGTGTTTTGGTGCAAACATCGACCCCTACTTCTTGCAGGTGGTCAAGAACGGACTGTACTACAACTATTGGGCGGAGTACATCACCACGCTCTACAACAAGAGCCGCAGGCTCGTACAGGTGGATGCGGTGTTGCCACTCGGCAAGATCCTAACGCTGAACCTGCAAAACAAGGTCATTTGGAACAATAGCCGATTCACGGTGAATTCGGTGTCAGTAAATATGACCACAGGCAAGTGTCGCTTCGAGTTGCTCAACGATGACCAATCCACGACCACGGGAATCTATGCTACTCCTTCGGAGCCATTAGAACCATCATCACCATCGTAAGTATGAAAAAAGGATTTATAGGTTATTTGGTAGACGTACTTCAGTCGGACGATTGGGTAGGCGTGAGTGAGAATGTTGAAATCGCAAAAGGCAAATACCATCTACCGAGCAATTGGCAAGACACAAAAAAGATCATTAGGAGGCAATGGCTGAAGAAGTAAATATCAACATAAGCATCACGACCAATGCTGCTCCTGCCGCTGACAAAATCACGAAGGAGCTTGATGGCGTAAAGAGAAAGGCCAAAGAGGTCAAGGATGAGCTTGCGGAAGCGTTTGACCAACCTGCCCAAGGCGACACCAAAATCAAAGAAGGTACAAGAGACCTTGAGACGCTAAAGAAAACGGTGTCCCCAATCAAGGGACTCATCAACGATCTGACCGGAGGGATGTCAGATGCGTTCTTTCAGGCGTATGAATCCGTCAAAGCAGCAACCGCAGGAGTAAAAGGTCTTGACCTTGCTCTGAAAACTGCTGCCTTTGGTATTGCTATCCTCGTCATTCAGAGCCTCGTTCAGTTATACGATGAACTGACTACATCAGCAGAGGAGGAGGCAGAGGCTCTCAAGAAGGCTGACGAAGCCAAGAAGCAATACATTGATACCACACGACAGGCCGCTGACGCTCTTGACAAGGAGCGCAAGGCACGTGATGGCGCATCGAACGAGATCAAGCGGGAGATCGCAGAATTGGAGGCTTCCGGAGCAGCAGCCGAGACCGTATATAGCAAGCGCAAGGAACTGCTCAACCAAGAGCTGCAAGACCTGATTGCAAAGCAGGCGTTCCTGTACGATGACGCAGAGGCTCAAAAGCAAATCTCTCAAGACATCCTCGACAAGCAGTCAGCACTCCGTGCGCTCGACCTGTCAGAGGACAAGCGTGTGCGTGATGCAAAAGAAGCAGCCGCAAAGCAAGCAAAGGCAGACCGTGAGCGTGAGCGTCAGGAGGAGTTCAACCGACTGAATGCAATCATCGTCAGCAACAACTATTGGGCAGACGAGCTTGCAAAGGCAGTTGAGAAGGGAAATGAGGCCGTCCGTTCACGGGCGAAGTTTAGTGTTGATCTTCTTGAGTTCTATCAAGACCAACTTCAAGAGATAGAAGATCAAGAGATTTGGGCAGAGGAGGAGCGCAAGATCCGCCAAGCCCGGGCGAGAAAGGCTGAATCAGATGCAGCAGACAAGGCACGCAAAGACGAGATAGACAAAGAGAGAGCCTACCGTCAGTCGCTGCAAGATCTTGCCGTTGATTCTGCGCTTGGCACTATCGGTGCGCTCAAGGAGCTGAATTCCATCTACGATGCCAATAACAAGGAGGCATCAGAGCGAGCGTTCAACCGCAATAAGGCGTTAAGCATCGCAGAGACCATCGTGTCGACCTATGCAGCCGCACAAAAGGCGTACACCTCGCAGCTCATCATCGGTGACCCCACGTCCGTTGTACGTGCGCAGATCGCTGCTGCCGTAGCCGTAGCAGGTGGCCTTGCCCGTGTAGCTGCTATTGGAGCGCAGAAGTTCACTTGGAGTGACTCACAACCTTCAAACCCATCAATCAACTCCTCCGCTGCCGGAGGTGATGGCTCCGTGCCTGCACCGCAGTTCAACATCGTTGGACAAAGTGGCACGAATCAGCTTGCACAAAGCATCGGCAGTCAGTTCAACCAACCCATCCGTGCGTATGTCGTAGGTGGTGAGGTAACGACCGCACAACAATTGGAACGTCAACGAGTAAGAACCGCAACATTCGGATGAAACTAATCGAACTAATCCTTGATGAGACGATGGCCCTGACGGGCATCGATGCTATCAGCCTTGTCGAATACCCCGCTATTGAGGAGGACTTCATTGCGCTCAACACGCAAAAGAAAGAGACCTTTGCAATGCAGAACCAAGAGAAGCGTCTTTTGATGGGTGCTGCCTTGATCCCTGACAAGCCCATCTACCGAACCGATGGCGAGAATGAGTACTATGTGTACTTCTCAAAGGACACCATCCGCAAAGCGATGGAACTGTTCTTTAAGAACGGCTACCAAAGAAACGCTACAATCGAACACGACTACGAGGTTGACGGAACTACAATCGTAGAATCGTGGATCATCGAGGACGATACCCTTGACAAGAGCCGTGCCTACGGCCTTGACCTGCCTGTTGGCACGTGGATGGTCTCGATGAAGATTGACAACGAGAGCATTTGGAAGCGTGTCAAAGATGGCGAGTTCAAGGGCTTCAGCATCGAGGGCTACTTCGTTGACAAGATGAACTTCAGCAAGCAAGAGCTTGCCAAGATCGAGGAGCAAGAGGCGGCTCTCATCCTATCACAAATCGCAAACATCATCAAGAAGGATGGTCGTGCTATCGCCCTTGAGTCGTACTCCGACTACCCCGAATCGGTCAGCAACAACGCCAAGCGTGGCATCGAGCTGAACGAGAAGAACGGCAACAAGTGCGCCACCGATGTGGGCAAGATAAGAGCGCAGCAATTGTCACAGAAAAAACCCATCAGCTTGGAAACGATTACTCGGATGCACTCGTACCTATCACGAGCCGAGACGTACTACGATGAGAACGACACGCAAGCCTGTGGCACTATCAGCTACCTTTTGTGGGGCGGACTTGCAGGCAAGCAATGGGCAGAATCTAAACTGAAAGAACTCGGCAAGCTATGAGTACACGCAAGAACACCGCCATCAAAGTTCAGACCGATGTCATCAGCGATGCGGAGCGTCTGACGTACGCCATCGAAGAAGGCTCAATCGTTCAGACCGAGACGGGATATTGGATTGTGCGTAGCGGTGCGTGGGTCAACCTCAACACGAGCGATGCGCAGGGACTTGGTTGGGCACGTTGGGACGATGGTCAATATACCTCAAGCAACAAACTTTCTTTTGCTAACGGAGTGCCTGCCTTGCTTCCGAACAACGGAGCAACAATCACCTCATACCTGAACACGCCTGCTGATTTATACAACCCCACCACAGGTCGTGTGTACGGCATCAAAGAGAACGACACCTATATCGCAACGGTGGTGTTCAAAGCAAGCGCAGCAAACGCTCAACAAACCTACGGAGAGTTGCGCCTTGAAGGAGGTAACGGAACCCCATACGAGCGATTGGCTACAACATTTACGTTCCCACGAGGCAACAACGTAGAGCATCCCTTTCACAACGTATTCCAATACTACGTTGACGAGGACTTTCTCACCAACGGAAACTATTGGCAGATCACGGCAGTCGGTGGTGCTATCCTCGTTTGGGACATTATTCTATTCATCCAAAGAACTCAATCACGATGATGAGACCACAACGCCTTCCCGTAGCCTCACCAAGAGGCGGCAACAGGGGATGCCTTTGCAAAGACAACACCTACTCACGCAAATGCTGCGATGGGTCTCTTGCTGCTCAAGGTATCGGATCTCTCGTAGGTCAAGGCACAAGCGTCCGCATCCGTGGCGAAGAATGGCAGACCATCAACACCCGATGGGAGGCCACGAACACGCTATGGCAGGATCTTTAAAAATGTAACAATTAACCCAACCCAATTTATTTAGTTAGATATGAAAGCAAATTCTATTCTGAACCGAATCCTTGCTGAACTCGCTTCCGTACGTGAAGTAAAGTTTGCAACTATGACACTTGAGAACGGAGCCGTTCTTGAGGCTGAAGCCTTTGAAGCAGGCAATGAGGTATTCATCGTTAGCGGTGAAGATCGTGTTGCAGCTCCTGTTGGCGAACACAAGCTCGAAGATGGTCGCATCCTCGTTATCTTGGAAGAAGGAATGATTGCCGAGATCAAAGAAGCCGAAGCTCCGGTTGAAGTTGAGATCGAGATGCAGTCAGAAGAAGCCGTTGCAGTAGCCGAGGAGGTTGCTTCAGAGGCCGTTGCTGAAGTTGCTCAAGAGGTTGTTGCCGTTATCGAGGTAGCAGTCGCTGAAGCAGTAGCTCCCCTCGTTGAGGAGATTCAGAGCGAAATGAAAAAAATGAAAGAGGCGATGGAAGCCTACAAGCAAGAGATGGCTGCTGCAAAGCAAGAGTTCTCATCTCAAGCTGCCGCTAAACCCATCAAGCACACGCCCGCAACAAAGCAAGCCAACAAGGTTGAATTTAATCGTCCTGCAAAGTCGATTGACCGAGTCCTTGCACGTCTTAACAAATAATCAAATCAGAAAATGGCAACGACCACTTCTATCACTACCAACTATGCAGGCCAATTTGCGAGCAAGTACATCTCTGCCGCTTTGTTGTCTGCCGACACCCTTGACAAAGGACTTGTCGAAATCCTCCCGAACGTAAACTTCAAGACCACCCTTCAGAAGGTAGGTACTGACGACATCGTAAAAGACGCAACTTGCGACTTCACCGCTACGTCTACCCTGACTTTGACTGACCGTGTTCTTGAGGTTGAGCCTTTCCAAGTAAACCTTCAGCTTTGCAAGAAGGACTACTACGATTCTTGGATCGGTGGTCAAATGGGCTTCTCTGCTTACGATAGCATCCCTGCTTCTTTTGCTGACTTCTTGATTGCTCACGTAGCTGCCAAGACTGCTCAAAAGATCGAGCAAAACATTTGGAATGGTAACGCTGCCTCTGCCGGAGAATTCAGCGGATTCCTTTCTTTGATGACTGCTGACTCTGACGTTGTTGACGTGACTGCCACCACGGTTTCTGCAAGCAACGTAATCACCGAGCTTGGCAAGGTTGTAGACGCTATCCCTGCTGCCCTTTACGGCAAGGAAGATCTGACCATCTACGTTCCGCAGAATGTGGCTAAAGCCTACGTTCGTGCTTTGGGTGGCTTCGGTGCTTCAGGTCTTGGTGCTAACGGTCTTGACAACAAAGGCACGATGTGGTACGGTGACCAACCTTTGTACTTCGATGGCATCCGTGTTGCTATGGTCAACGGACTTCCTTCGAACAAAATGGTCGCTGCTCAATCAAGCAACCTGTACTTCGGTACCGGACTGCTCAACGAGCGCAACGAGGTTCGTGTACTTGATATGGCTGACCTCGATGGATCAGACAACATTCGTGTGATCTTGCGTTTCTTCGCAGGTGTTCAGTACGGTATCGGTTCTGACGTAGTTCTCTACTCTTAATCCGAGTCATAGTTTAAACCACGAGGGGGTGTGGGTTCTGCCCCGCCCCCTTTTTTAATTCAAAATAAACAAAAGACAAATGGCTTGCGATTTACAACTTGGACGTGCGATTCCGTGTAAAAACGTGGTGGGTGGCCTGCGGGCGGTATATTTTGCCGACTTCGGTGACGTTCCTTTCAGCGCAATTACTTTCGCTGATGCGACTGCAACATTCGATGAAATCACCGACATCAGCGGAACCTTCACCGTTTACAAATATGACTTGAAAGGCAACTCATCTTTCGAGCAGGCTTTCAATGTTAGCCGTGAGAATGGTACTACCTTCTTTACCCAAACCCTCAACCTGACCTTGACCAAGCTCACGAAGCAGGACAACAAGCAGTTGAAGGTGATGGCCTACGGTCGCCCACAGGTATTTGTGGAGGACTACAATGGCAACTGCTTCCTGATGGGTATGCAGTATGGTGCTGAAGTAACGGGTGGAACCGTTGTAACGGGTGGTGCTATGGGTGACCTGTCAGGCTACACTTTGACTTTGGAAGGTCAGGAGAAGGCTCCTGCCTACTTCATCGAAGGTGCAGTTCAGAACAATCCTTTTGCGGGTTGTACTGCTACGGTAAACATTACCACAGGTACGAATTCCTAACGTATATTTGTGCTGCACTACTGAACGGAGTGGGGCATATTGGATGGAGAAGGGGGGCGAAAGCCCCTCTTTTTTTATACAAAAACTTAAGGCGAGGTTATTTAGTTGAGATGCATATTCTACAAGTATCAGCTTCGCCTCAATCAATTACAATCATCCCACGCTCCTACCCTGCGAGCGTCACGATTCAACTGATTGACGAATCAACAAACACAACGGCAACACCTGCGGTGACTGCTGCCTCTGCGAATGGTTTTATGACCCTTACAGGCACGTTCTCGTTGGTGAACAACCGCTTCTATGGTTTGAAGGTTTTTAACGCAGGAAACCTCATCTATCGAGATAGGGTTTTCGTAACTTCACAAACCGAATTCGACAAATTCACGGTCAATCAAAATGTCTACACCGAAGAAACAAGCTACGACAACGACTACATCATCATCTAAAGTCCACGTTGTCAACTTAAGTTCCTACACCACCCCTACTATCAAGGAGGTGCAGGGCAAGGAATGGGTTGAATACGGTGATGACAATGACTACTTTCAGTACTTAATTGACCGATACAACGGATCACCAACCAACAACGCCCTGATCAATGGCGTGGTAGACTTCATCTATGGTGAGGGATTGGACGCTACGGATTCAGCAAAGAAGCCTGCGGAGTACGCAGCGATGAAGGGACTCCTTCATAAGGACTGCATCCGGAAGATCGTAGCCGACTACAAGATGATGGGTCAATGCGCCCTTCAGGTTATTTACAGTCGTGATCACAACACCATTGTCGAGGTAGAGCATATCCCCATCGAGAGCCTTCGTGCTGAAAAGCCAAGCGAAGAAGGGGAGATTGAAGCCTACTACTACGCCAAAGATTGGTCGGATGTTGCTCAACGCAGGGAGACCCCGCAGCGCATCCCCGCCTTCGGATTCAGCCAAGAGGCAATTGAGATCCTTTACATCAAGCCCTATCGTGCAGGCTTTTATGCGTACTCGCCCGTGGACTACCAAGGCGGATTGCCTTACGCAGAGCTTGAGGAGGAGGTAGCCAACTTCCACATCAACAACATTCAGAATGGTCTTGCGCCTTCGATGCTCATCAACTTCAATAACGGAGTACCGAGTGAGGAGGAGCGCAGGCAGATCGAGATGCAGATTGCGCAGAAGTTCAGCGGCTCATCCAACGCAGGCAAGTTTATCTTGGCGTTCAACGACAACAAAGAGCTTGCTGCTACCATCGATCCCGTGATGTTGAGCGATGCGCACAACCAATATCAGTTCCTGTCGAGCGAGGCGATGCAGAAGCTGATGGTGGCTCACCGCATCACCTCTCCGATGCTGATGGGCATCAAGGACAATACAGGTCTTGGAAACAACGCAGAGGAGCTGAAAACGGCCTCTATCCTGTTTGAGAACATCGTCATCAAGCCGATGCAGGAGACGATCCTTGATGGACTGAACAAGATACTATCCTACAACGACCTCCGCCTGAACATCTACTTCAAGACCTTGCAGCCCCTTGAGTTCACGAACCTTGTTGTGGAGGATGCTGAAGTCGTTGAGGAGGAGACGGGCATCAAGGTCACCGAAGCAACGCCTGTCGGTGGTGTTCCTGCTGAAGCTCAAGAGGAGCTGATTCAGAAGGAGGCCTCGTACAATGGTGCGCAGATTGCAAGCTCGCTTCAGATTATGCAGAGCGTGAAGGATGGGGTACTTACTACCGACCAAGCCATCACGTTCCTTGTGCAGATGCTTCAGTTCGACCCGCAGGTAGCGAAGGCTCTCTTTGCGGGCAACTCGGCAAACGTCATCACGCAGATGAAGTCGCACAAATTCAAGCAAGAAGTACCTGAATTCACTCACGAAGAAGAACACAAGTGGATTGAGGCTCTGCGGGGAAAGGGCGAGGTCGTTGACTTAAATGAATGGGAACTCGTCTCTGACGAGGTAGTCAGCGACCCCGACAATGAGGATGCCCACCTCGCCAAGCAGTACAACTTTGCAGTTGAGGACTTCAGCAATGCTGATGACCGCAGCAACTTTGATAGTGGCCTGTACAAGATACGCTACGCCTACACCCGTAACCTGTCGGCAAATAGCCGTGACTTCTGCCGTGAGATGGTAGGAGCAGCAAACGGAGGAGTCGTGTTCCGCAAGGAGGACATCGATATGATGAGCTTCAGCGGTGTCAACGGTCAGTTCGCTCCGGAGGGACAAAGCGTCTACTCTATTTGGAAGTGGAAGGGCGGAGCCTTTTGTCACCACGCTTGGAGGCGTTTGGTTTACTTCCGCAAAAGAGAGGGAGGCAAGTTCCTTCCCAACGAAGGCCTTGACAACGACAAGCTCGTCTCTACGGAGTCGGCTATCAAAGCGGGCGTACCTACGAGCAAGCTCACTCCAAATGCTTGGGATGAGGCTCAAACCCGACCAATCGACACACCCTCACGGGGATCACTTAAATACGGATAAAAAATAATGGCTACGGCACTTTGGATCAAGCGAGAGGATTTAGTTCGTCAAACTGCGTTGGGAGGCAACGTGGACACGGACAAGTTCATTCAGTTCATTAAGATTGCGCAGGAGATCCACATCCAAAACTACACGGGGACGAAGTTGTACGACAAGATCAGCGATGACATCATTGCCGGAACGCTTGCAAATCCCTACTTGGCGTTGGTCAACGACTATCTTCAGCCGATGCTGATTCACTATGCGATGGTGGAGTACTTGCCTTTTGCTGCGTACACGATTGCCAATGGCGGTGTATACAAGCATACGAGTGAGAACTCAACGAGCGTAGACAAGACGGAGGTTGACTTTTTGGTTGAGAAGGAGCGCAACATTGCGCAGTACTATACTGACCGCTTCATCACTTATATGAGCTACAATCAGGCAACATTCCCTGAATACTACTTGAACAACAACGCTGATGTGTTCCCTGACACGGACGCAAACTTCAGCAGTTGGGTATTATGAGCAAGAAGCAAACCTACAAACCGAAGCCGAGCAACATTGTCAAGCTAAAAAGTTATTTAGGAGAGAATGGGAATACAAGGCGATTGGGGACAAGGAGCAGCAAACAATGACATCTATTGGGGTCAGGCTGCTGCAACGAATAGCATCTCTTGGGGTGTTATTCAGCCTTTGTCGTATGGTCACCCTACAACGAATTTGTTTGGTTCCTCAAGTGATTCTGCTTGGCAGTTAATTGAGGAGATTTGGAACACTTGGAATACAACTTGGAATAACTAATGGGAACAACTTTAACGGGGACTACTCCCCAAGACACTTACGATAGCCTTATTAAGGTTACGGATAACGGGCCGTTAAGCGGGTCGCTTAAGAAACTGACTGACGGACTTGGCAATGATTCTTCTTTGTCTTTGTCAACGACTGCTGCTTCTTTGTCGGGAACTCTTGGCGTAGGCGGAGACGTAAAATTAGGAACGGCAACTACGGGTACCCCATCTGCCAATGCGGATGATTTGGTCATTGATAAAGGTGCTTCTGAATCGGGGATAACTATTATTTCAACTGCTGCTGCCACTTTAAGATTTGGCGATGCCGCTAACACATCTATCGGTTCAATAGAATACGACCATAGTGGTGATTATATGCGGTTTAATACTTCGGGTTCAGAGAAGGTACGCATCACCTCCGCAGGCAACGTAGGCATCGGCACGAGTTCGCCTGCTTCTAAACTACACGTTTATGGTGGAGATTCGTTTTTAGGTTTAGATTGGGCAAGCGCAAATTATGATGCTACTCCAAGACAATTTAGAATAGCATCTAACGGAAATAATAGCGGTTATATAACGCAAGCTGCTTACAATTCATCAGCTACTGCTGCAACAACTTTTTTCAGAAGCTATGTCAACGCAGCATCTTCGGGGGCTTTGGTTTTTGAAAGCGGTGCGGGTGATTTTAATACAAATAGTGGAATTCCCGCATCGTATACCGAGCGTTTCCGTATCACTAACAACGGAGTAACCTTCAACGGGGACACCGCAGCAGCCAACGCCCTTGATGACTACGAGGAGGGGACTTTTACTCCGACTCTTACGGCTTCGGGTGGTAATCCAACTGTAACCTACGCAACGGGAAACACGGGAGGTATCTACACCAAAGTAGGAAATAAAGTAACGGTAAGTTTTGAGGTTCGTTGGACTGCCTTGTCGGGAGGCTCGGGCGAAGTACAAATTTCGGGAATGCCGTTTACTCGCAGAACCACAACTACCCCCGATGGTGAACGAACTATTATTGATTCCTACAATAATACTATTGATGGAAAATACTTAACGGGAACTATTGGAAGCAACACAACTCGTGTTGACATTATCAATGTTAATTCTGCTGCTGCGTTAAGTCCTTTGGATGTAACTGACCTACCGACTTCAAGTTTAGGTTTGTTGCGTGGAACAATCACCTACTTCGTATAAAAAATAAAACTAAACAAAATGATTGAAGAAGTAATCTACATTTCGGGCTTCAACGTCAAACTTGACGGAACGATTGAAGTACGCAAGACCACCGATGTAACCAAAGATGGCGCAGTTATCGCCTCATCTTATTGGCGCACGGTGCTTCAGGTAAACGACCCCGCAGCCGATGAGGTATTGGGAGCAGAAGGCTACTACCGCCAACTTGCTGCTGATGCTTGGGCGATGGTGCCTGCGCCTGTTGTGGTTGAAGAACCTGCGTCTGAATTACCCGCATCAGGCGAACAAGAGTAAAATTAGCAGGTAATTACCTCTAATGGAACATTTGACACAACGCTTGGAGGCATTGAAGCAGCAAGAGGCTAACCTCTTAATGCAACTTGATGAAGTCCGTGTACTGATTCAGGCCTACGAGAATACCCTTAACAAAGATGACAAAGGAGTCGGCTGATAGTGTTATCACGTCTTGGTCTTTAACGGGAGCAGGTCTCCTTGTGAGCTATGCCCATCAAGCGTTGGGTTTAGCGGTTCTTGTAACCTCACTTGCGTACACTCTTTGGAAGTGGCGAAGGGACTACAAGA